ATTTACTTCTTGTACTATCTGTCAAGCTGAAAGCCAGCAGAAAAAGATAGCTCGTATAATAGATGATTTTAAGCAGATGAGACTCTGGATCTATATAATGTATAGAATGGAAAGTGAACGTTATATAAAGGAGAATGGTTATGAAAAATACAAAACTCTTGTCTTTTCTTGCGAAGAAAAGCCGACTCTTATTCCTAATGATAGTGAATAACACTATAAGGAGAATGAAATGAAAACATTTTCTCGTATTGTTATAGGTGTGCTAATTGTAGGTGGTATAATCTGGTCAAGCTGGACATTTAGGTATACTTGTGAAGCGTGCAATAAAGGTATAAATTCTGGCTATCAGTACTGGGATATATGGATATGCGATCCTTGCCACGATATATACGAGTATATGACAGATAAGCGCTGGACTTATAAAGGTTATACATATTGGGATTGTAATAGAAAGGTTTGGATATATGAAGCCATTACTGGACGAAAAAGGTAGACTGTTCGGGAAAATAAATCTAATAGACTTTATGGTTATAGTCTTTTTGATTAGTCTTACACCTATGCTTTATTATGGTTATAGAATATTAACCGCTAAGAAGAAACCCTACGAGGAAAAGTTCCATCGTTACTGGTTAGTAGATAGAGTAAGTAATCAAGAATGGAAAGTCTCAAGAGACTACTTTGAAATTATACACCACTACGAAATTGTAGCGATGAAGAATCCTACTATTACAGAAATGTTCAAACATGATTTAAGAAAAATTAAAGAGAAAGAGAAATGATACTCATAGTATATTATATAATAGAACACTTTATCGAAGTAGGCGCAAAGATAGGCGCGTTTGTTAGAATGTTTGTTCTTTAATATAGGGGTAGTGACGTTCTGGCGTCAGGTAAGAATAGCATCCCGTGAGAAGAGCAGGTTGCTATCAAAGCACCCAGACAATCGCGTCTTCCCGAATAGGAGCACGTAAGTTATTGGAGCAGGGTGGGGAATCCTGCCTACCCCTTATACAATGGGAGGAGAAATGAAAAAGATATTGTTCTTGTGCTTAATGTGTTTAATTCTAAGCGGTTGTCATAGTGTTTCAGTTGATTATGAAGATGGAAAAACCATATTAAAAGTAGGAACAGTAGGTTGGGGTAATCTTGATTACAATGCTGTCAACGAGGGTTTGCTCAAGGAGAATACCACCTACGAAATAATAGAAGTAAAAGAAATAGAAAAAAAGTATGTCACAAAAGAAGACTAACCCACCTTTAGAAATGGAGAGGATATGAAGAAATGCCCTGAATGTAAAACAGATATGATACTTACAGATATGCCACAAGCAATATTTACCATTCCCTTTACTAAGGGCAGATTTTGCATATGGGATTGGAACAAAAAAGAATACTGGTGTGAAGATTGTGCTATTTCCCAAGAAAATTCAAAACAAAAAGAATTACACGATAATATAGCTGACGACATTGGTAGAAAAGCGTATCAAGAAGGTTATGAAGACGGAATAAATGAAAGATAAAGGAGTAGCCATGCCTAAACCGAAGAAGAAAGAACATTTTAAGAATAGCGATAGCGAGGCAGTAGATAGCTTTGCTTTCCGTGAGGGATATAATATTGCTTGTATGGACTGGCAGACCTATCTTGACCAATTTATAAACAGAATTAGTAGAACCGAATTATCTCGTATTGTCGGAAAATATATCTATCTAAAAAATGGTGAATGGGTATTACACGACAACGGATGTGATAAAGTCGCCCAAGCTATCCACAATTATATAAAGGAGGGAAAATGAAACACAAACATGATTGGGAGCAAGGACAAGCAGACGACAAGAGATATATCAAGTGTAAGATCTGTAATAAAGTATCTTTTACGCATAGAGCATCTACGAAGACAAGAGGTGCCTTTGGTAGAAGCAGGTATAGCTCTGATCCTGTGCCAAAGAAGATCAAAATAAAACCACAGAGAGTTGGTTGGCTGAAGAGACTGTGGAGAAAACTATTAAAATTGGCGCGTTGCCAAAAAAATATAGAGGGCAAAAGTGAAAACAGCAGGCCGCTAACCTGATTCTCCCACGCCTGACTCGCAAAGAGTCATCGGAGGAGGTCTCATACGCTTGGATAGGTGAGTTACTGATTTTGACCTGTCCGCCCTCGCACTAAAAAAAGGAGAAAAGCATGAAGAAAACATTAGTATTGTGCGTAGTATTTGTAGTTTGTTTTAGTATGTTTGTTTTTGCAGAAGAAGTACCAAAGAACACTCTTGAGTTATCTATATTTGACCGTGTAAATATTATAGATATACTCCCAAAACAAGAGGGCCGCATCAAGGCAGGTTTTGTTTCTGACATTGTAGAAAAGATAAAATTAACGAAAGAAGAAAGAGAGGAATTTACTACAATAACACCTTCAGGTAGAATTAACTGGGATGAAGAGAGTGCTAAAAAGCATAAAGTAATATACGCTTTTACCAAACATGAAATACCTATCCTAAAAAGTAGTGTGAAAAAAGCTGACGATAAAAGGAAGATAATTCCTAATAAGGAATTTTTGGCATTACTAGATGCTATAGATGCATTAAAAAAACCAGAATAAATATAGGAATAAAGGCTGAGGTAATAACAAGCCTCAGCCTTTTTAGTCTTTGTAAACAGTTACTACAGGACTTGAAGGCCACAAACTCCAAGCAGCCTCACGAGTTACTTCGCTTTTATAGGTAAGCTTTGCAACTGTTTTTGTAGTAACTCCATTTTCATCAGTTACGATGACAACACCCTCTTCTATAATTTCTTCTTTTATCCCTGTATTTTGTATTCCCTTAGACTCAACATCTTCTATTTTTCCCGTAATAGGATTACGAAAGATATTTGTACTAGCACAACCAGTAAGGCCTAGCATTAAAATCAAAAAGATAATAGATAAAGTAGATGCATGACTTCTACCCTTTTTCCACGGAATCCATGCCCAGGCTCTAACACAATTATACATTGTACTTCGTTTCCACCAACCAACGCCTAAAACTTTCATGGCTTCTAAAAATATCTTGTCAGATTTCAAACGAGTATATTTCTTTGTAAAATAAAGATAATCATGCACTACAGCAGCCTGGGTATACATACCATCAGGCGGGATTAATATCCAAGCAAATCTTGGTACACTAGCAAAGTCTGTTACAAATCCTTTAGGTATTGTTATTACCTCGGTTGACTCTTTAGAACCTACGTGGTAGTCAAATTCTTTTTCTATTTTCCATAAACGAGCACTAAGCTTTGTTACAGTTAAAGGTTCTGTAAAAGAACTCATTATTTCCCCCTATCTTCTTTTCTGTTCCGGAGTCGTTCTTCTTCTATACCTGCTTCTATCATATTTTTAAGAGCACCTATACTCTCATCAAAAAAACTCTGTAATTCGTTAATATGACTGCGCATTTTTTTATAGCGTCTTACGGATAATCTTTTTAGAAAATTATCTTGTTTTATTTTCTTATCAGCCACCAGAATCCTCCTATACATCCACCCACCATCATCAAAGTTAGAACCCAATTTATCCTTAGCGATTCACACAACTTAACCATCTTATCTCTAAAGTGTGGTCCGTCTTTGACGTGTTCATCAATGGGTTTTAGGCGGAGTCTTATCATTTCTTCTTGATGTTTAATATAGGTATCAAGTTTATCACCCAACACTTTGAACGCTTGCTTTATGTCAGGGTCCATTATTCCCCCATTTTTTCTTGTATCAAAGTTCTTAATGCCGGTTTATCTATACTGATCGTAGTCATAAAATCATCAAAGTCTGTAGTAGATTCATCTTCCGGTGTATTAGGGTTGTCGGGTAAATTTATAAAATTAAGTTCAATACTTTCTGTATGTACAAAATTACCATCTATATATCCCTTGCGAATAGATATATAAGCTGTTTTGTTTATAAAGTGAATTGTCATAGTATCAGCTTTCACCTTATTAACAGTCGGTCTTACTTCCTCTGGTATGTCAATTTCATCTGCGCAGTAACCTATGTTAACCAAAAACAGGCAAGTTAACATAAGTAAACCTATAATCTTTTTCATAACTCCTCCTTTAGTAAATTGTCCTTGACAATACATTGTCATGTGGTATAATATCTCCAACACATAATAGACTCCATAAATTTCTGACTAATAGATAACTGTATCATATAAAACTACGTCATGTAATGTAGTATGAGTATAACTCATTGTTACAGTTAAAGATCTATCTTCAGTCATAGCGACTTCTTGTGTGCTTACTACATAGTCAGGATGGCTTACTGTTATGATATGAACTAAGTTTCCTGTGCCGTCTGACCATTGAGTAAAGTTTCCTACTGAGGTTTCTTCCTTTTCAACTAAGTATATACTTTCTTGATAACCACAACATTTAACCTCACCATTAGCGTCAGTATGAAACGCCCATAATTCTCTTGTGGCATCTTTCTGCCTTATTGAAACACAAGCGTTCTCTAAGGGTGTTGTGCCATCAGGTTGGTAAACTGTTATATCTAACTTCCTTGTATGAAGCACAGTCCCTTGTCCTGAATATCTTATATTAGCTGTAGGTGCTACTGGATATGTCGTTGTGCCATATAAAAGAGCAAGTCCTCCATTTACCCAAATAGGATAGGTCTGATTATCAAATGTACAATCTTTTAACAACAAGACACCTGTAAGACAAGATACTCCATACACTCCTGCATCTACATTATCAAAGGTGCAAGTATCAAAGACAGTCATATATTGGTTTAGTTTTCCTGAAAATGTTACATTATCTTTAGAAGTATCATAATGTGAAAATGTTGGTTCAGCAGATGACCCACCACCTACTACTACTTCTCCAGCCATATCTGTAAATGTGCAATTTGTAAACTTAGCAGAAGTCCCATAATAAAGAAGAACTCGATTTATCCCGTCAAAAGTGCAATCTTCAAAAGTCCACTTTGACATATCCGTATAGTAAAGTAGCATTGAACCAAACCCTGCTGTCGCACCGCTACCCTTCCAAGTCACATTATTAAAAGTGTGTGCAACAGAAGGGCCTTTACAACTGGAATTACCCCCTTGAAATGTATAAATTATATAATGAGTATTAAGTATCATATCTTGAAATGTAACATAATCCCAATCCCAAGGAGTTGTGTCATACATATACCAGTAGACGTGACTCATATTTTGGAAGATTATCTCGTTACCAGCCGTGCCGTTACAATGAATTGTTCCAAAGAAAAATATTCTACCTTGATTACTTCTATTCGTATCAAGGTCGTGAGTTGTATTAGGGGCTATGTTGTAAGTAGATCCACTACCTATATCCAAACAAGGTGAAACATTTGCAGTAATGTTCCAGTTGATCGTATCTCCGTCTGTTGAGGTTAGCACCACCCCACTTGATAACTCTATCTCTCTATTTCCACCGACAGTAAAAACTTGTCCAGCACTTCCGAATACACCAGCGTCGTTTACAGCAGTAACTAAGTCGTCCCAAGTTCCTGTGCCTGAAGTTATATCTATCTTAGTCGCTGTTACCGTGACATTAAAAGCTGCGTGGGCTGTCGCTGTCAGCATTACTAAGAATATGATAGTTAAAACTGCCTTACGCATTATTCTCCTTATTGGTAAAGTGCTACTACATCTACATCTAAATCATCACTTGTATTACCGTTGCCATTAAAAGTATGACGAATCCTAACATTTACATTTCCACCACTTATATAATTCGTATCATCAGGAACAAAGAAATCGCAGTTTTTAAGAGTGTATTCCCCTGCTGTAGCAACTTCTGCTCTACCTGAAGAATGGAGAGCATCAAAGCAATCCCAAGTGGTAGTACTGTTATTATACACCGATATTTGAACCATGTGTGAGGCTTGACCTTTATATGTAGCGAGTATCTTAACCCAATTAAATGCTGTTACGCTTGTAAAATGTATCGTCAGTTCAAAGCCGGGGTCGGCATGTTGTTCGTCTATATGGTAGAAGTTTCCATCTCCGGCAGTCTGTATATCGCCAACTTCGCCGCCTTGTCCACCAACCGTACCACTATGAGTTCCGTTGCCTTGAGTAATACTATTAGCTGTAATCTTAGTCCAGTCAATGCGAGCTGTGCCTGACTGCGATATATCTCCGTCTACGTCAAATATAGTATAGTTAGTAGATCCACCATCGCCAAGATATGTTATGCCATTTACTTGTAGGGCATTTGTACCATCGCACAATTCTACCCAGCGTGTTCCATCTGTTGCGTATGCTGCTGCCGTTCCTGCACTTCTATACATGACCCACGCATACGAGCTATCCTGATAAGCGTAATCCGAACCGTTGTATACATACCACGAATAACTATCGTCCATATAAGCATAGTCGCTTGTGCTACTATTAGAAAGGTACAATACGTAGGTGTGATCCATCGGTACATAATCACCACCCGTACTTGAGTTGTAAGCATAAAATACCGTGCTTCCTGTTAGTGCATAAAAGTTATCGCTAGCAGAATCTTCAAGATATAGGGCATAAGACAAACCACTTCTATAAGCGTACAAACATCGAGAAGTATCTACCAAATAAACAAAATTACTACCATCCGTAGCATATCCTGCACCTGAACCACTTGACCTGTACATATTCCAAGCATAGCTTGAGTCTTGAAAAGCATAGTCGCTACCGTTGTAGACATATAAAGAGTAGCTATCGTCCATAAGAACATAATCACTTGTGCTTGAATTGTACATATAAAATACATAACTACTGTCAATGCAGGAAACGTAGTCAGAACCGTCTGTAAAATATCCCGCGTAAGAACTACTCGACCTATAACTGTAGATGTTATAGCTGTCGTCCATTGTTACATAAGAACTGACGCTTGAGTTATATGCGTAAAATACCGTTGAACTGGAAATGGTGTAAAAGTAGTCTGAGGTTGCACCTGTATCGTAAGACGCGTATGAAAGATTTGAATTATAAACATACATAACTTCGCTACCGTCAGTCATTTGAATATAATTGCTGGTATCTGTAAAATATCCAGAATAAGAGTTGTTTCCTTTTTGAACGTACCAAGAATAGGTATCGTCTATATAGGCATAAGCAGACGTTGAGCTATTATAGAAATGTGCAGGGTAGGTGCCATCGCAGAAAGCTGCTGTATCAGAACTATCTGTTACATAGAGTTTACCTGCTCCTGTACCGCCGATGTCTACGTCACCTGTTGTTGCAAAGTCACCGTCTAATAAATCCAAGTTGCCAGCCGAGGTTAGTTTCATCTGGACTGTACCAGTTCCTGTACCAGTATAAAACCATAACGCACCTCTTACTCCGTCGTGTCCTCCGCCAAAGTCAGTTACCCAATCTATGCTTGCGGGAGTGCTAGAGCTGTCATCAGAATAGAAATCTATTGCTCCTAAGACTTGGTTTCCAGAAAATCCATCAACTTTCTCACTATACAATGTTAAAGTTGAAGTCGTTGTTGCTTTTATTTTGACATCTTCACCGGCGGTGCTAATGATTAAGTCACCTGCTCCTACATTGAATAAAGCATCTGTTTGATTATGAGTTAATTCCCAATAATCTGCTGCTACTGTTTCATCTGCGGAATATCCACGCACTACAGGGTTAGCACTTGTACCGGAAGGAGAACGATTAGCATTACCCATATCAGCTTTTTGCATAAATGAGAAATATCCAGAGCCGTCTGCTGTTCCTACATTAGTTCCAAATTGCCAGTTATCATTACCCGTAGTTTCCCAAGCCCAAGCTGCGTCTTGTCCTGTACCTACGAGGAAAATAACATCATCAAATAAATAAGGTGAGGCTGTCCACTTGCAGAGGACTTCTATTTTTAACCCTGCACCTGTGGTAGAATTTATTAAAACATCATCAGGGTCAGTTTCAAAATCGAGTGTAAGATTTTCATTATTTGCCCCGCCAACCCCACCGATAGTTAATATTCCAGAAGAAGCTGCACCTGCCAAGAAATCGACATTAACATATATATTATCAGCACTTGCGTCTACTACAAAAGCATAAGCTTGATTATTAGTTTCTACTCGAAAGTCATCGTTGCCAGTATTACCACCTGCTTCATTTACCGTAAGACCTGCGTCTATCGTTGATATACCTGCTGAACCTGTTGTTACTATAATAGCACCAGTAAAAGGCATATTAGCAGCATCTAGACGTGCATATATGGTATCTCCCTCAGTCTCGTTTATATAATCAAGAGTACAGGTTAGATCTCCATTATCGGTAAGAGTAGAATTAGGTACTAGTAGTGTAATGGGTGTGTAAACTGTAGGACTACCGTCTTCCTCTGCTACATCTAACATTAGCTGTAATTCGCCTGTATGCGGATTATTAACATCGCCAGCAAAAGCAATACTACTAATCGCAAACAAGAAAACTACAGCTAATAATAGTTTTTTCATTTACCCCTCGGCAAAAGCTGTATTTGGATTATTATAACTAAGAGCTGCTCTACCAGTCCAACCAGTTGCGGCACTTGTATTTACCGGTGTTGTATAAGTATAGGTTGTAGTATTCGTAGATCTTACCTGCTTCATAATATACCAATACCCAGTGCTATTCATATACTGGTAATACGAGGTGGCAGCTACTTCTTGTTTAATCGCAAACCAAGTAACTAGGGTACCACCTCTGTTATGGTATTGAAATAAATGGTCATTTATTTCGGGCATTTAGCTTACTCCAAACTTCTGTTTCATCTCCTCAATAAACTTAGCTTTCCAAGTTTTCTTTTCTGCATCAAGACTAATCCACTCACCTTGAATCATCTTTAGTGCATCTTCAGATTTCTTAAAGTTAATAGCTGTCTGTTTCTTAGATGTTTCCGTAGCTTCTTTATCGGCTTGGACATTTGCTGCATGAGTATCCTTTGCCTTTGCAAGAGCTTTTTGGTCTAATTCTAGTTTTTTAATATCTTCGTCAATTCTCTTTCTTAAAACAACTACGTTTTCTATACCTTTTATTTCGTTTTCTCTTTTTACTAATTCTCCTTCTTTGGAAGTAACTTCTGCAGTACGCAAATCTAGTTTTTCGGTACGTTCTTTTTCTAGTTTATTATACTGAGTAACTTTTTCCTTAAGAAGTCTTAGTAATTCTTCAATACCTCTTAGTAATTCTTCCATAAACCCCCCTTACTTATCTTCAACTACAGTTACTGTTATATCAGCATTCTCGCCTATAGCTCCAGTTGACGTTGCTCTTATCCTAATATGTGGAGCTGTAATTTTTGTATCCAACCATCCAGCATAAGTAGCATCATCAGTAAGCTCTTCTGAAGTTTGAGCTGTTGCTCCACCTGCTACGTCAAACCAAGAAACATCATGCCAGTTTGTTCCATCTGCTGAAATTGCTACTGTTATGGTAGTAGTTATACCAACAGTAGTACCGTCTTGATCGTAAGTAATAAAAAATGTTACTCTTTTAGAATCACCTACATAAATGTCTCCTGAAGTCGTATCGGAAACACCCGTTAGAGTTTCAGTTTCTATTACCTCTGTCTGAAGCTGATTAGCAAAAGACAGATTTGCTATGAAAACCAGTGCTAACAAACAAATTACTAACTTCTTCATGCTACCCTCCTTTTTATCGTAAACTTAAATACTTCCTATATAGTGTCTGCGTTAACAGTTTATCTTCTACCATTTGCGCTAGAACTTTCTTCAATGCTTCGCCTTTTAACTTAGCTGTCTTTTCTATAGCAATAGCAATCCTAGCAGTATTTTGAGCATCGGTTATAAACTTGTTTATTCTTTTAGTTTTAATATCATCCGGTATTGCTTCGTAATTCTCATCGCTCATAAATTCTAATATTCTTTCGTAAGCAACTCTTCCAGATTCTTTCCACAGTTTAGTATTCTCTTGTTGTGTCAATGATTTGTAACCAAACTTAGTACCTAGTTGTGTAGTTTTAATTTTGTTATCATTATTTACTAATCTACGTATTTCTTCTACAACTGGGTCATGTTTTATCTTAGATGGCCTTGTAGGGTCAACCATAGATTCAATAAAATGCGTAGTTCTTTCTACTTCTCTACCAAATACATCTATTCTAGGTTCGAGTACTTTTCTTAATATAGGAATCCTAGAAATAAGTCTTTGCGTTAATCCTTGCGCCACTCTTATTTTTGGGTCAGTAGATACAGCAACATCTTTTACTATTGTAGGTACTACAGAAGATACAAAACTACTTACAAAATTACCGGCACTTCTTTTTGGATCGTCTATAGCATTTAGAAATCTATTTACACTTTGCAAGAAAGTCTGTTCTGTAAATGACCTTATTCCACCAAATGTGCCTTGTGCTAAAGCTCCTGCTATACTTCCTTTATCTTCGTATGCCTTAGCAAAATGCCCACCTATTAAAATAACATTACCTAACGGCCCAAAGGTTTGTACAGTACGCCACTTGCCACCTACTTTTATAGAATTAGGTTTTTTACCTTCAAGATGCCATAAACGCCGTTCTGCTTCAGTTTTAGGTCTATCTAAACTTACCATACCTTTCTTATATAAGTATGCGCCAAAGCCAAGTATAGCAGTTCCTATAGCACCTCTACCCATACCCTTAGAAAAATCTCTTTGATCGAACTTACCTTTACCCATATTCTTGAATAAAGTCTTAAATACTCCAACTGGAGTATAGTTTAGAATCTGCGTAGCTACAGCTGATGGTGTTCTTCCAAACGGTAATATAAGGTGAGCACCAGGGCCTAAGTTCTGGAATTTCTTAGCTAAATTACCAAGTGCAGTTTCATTCTGATATACTGCGATCTTAGCATCTTCTATAGAATATAAAGCCATTTCTTCTGTAGGATTCATTACTAGATTATCAATAAAGTCTTGAGCTTCTTTACCTTTTAGGCCTTTATTAATCGCGGCTACTTTCGCTTGTTCATATAGTGAGCGCATTTTAGCGCCATAATAAAAAGGTTGGTCTTCAGTTCCCAATATATTAAAGATAGTTTCTTCATACTTTTGCAAACCCTTTGCAAATTTACTCGAACCCATATTAACACGCTTATAATCATATTTAGACAATACATTTCTTTCATCGTATCCTGTTTTTAAGAATCGCCAACCTTTATCCGCACCCTCTTTAGTACCTTTGAATATTCCTTTAATAGTAAAAGCCACTGACCTTTTACCGGTTCCCACAGAGGCTATAATATCTATAACTGTAGCTGGAAAGTCTTTAATAGTTTCTGATATTGCATGGGCTATATTTGAGAATATATTTAAGCCGCTAGTTTTAATTCCAGTTAAAAGTCCTGCTTTCCATACAGTAATTATTTTTTCTATCAAAGGCGTAGGTACAAGATCCGTAATATAGTCTTGCAGCTTCTTAAACTGTATTCCTTTTTCTTCACCTGCGGGCATCTTTTCTATAGCATTCATTCTAGTAATAATTTCTTTTGTCTGCGCTGGAGTTAATTCTGGTATTTTCTTTCTTAAACCAAGAGCACCACCTTTTGTCTTTTCTATTTGTTCGTTATATTTTTGTATACCCTTAGCTGCGAATCTTATCTGTCCTTCTGGTGTAAGTCTAGCTACAATAGAGGCCGCTTGAACTGACCTACCTAGTTCAGTTAATCTATGCGCCATTGAATGGGCTAATTCTGCAGCTTTCTCATATACGGCATCTTTAATCGTTTCGTCGGTTACGCCTTCTGCGTCTTTTGCATACTTCTTTAATAGCTCGGCACCTACTGCTATAGAAGCGTCATCAGTTCCTGTAGCTGCCATTTTTTGAGCTGTAGTTAAATTGTCTTTAATTAAATTCTTCGCCTTTATAGCAAGAGCATCTGTTTCTCTTGGGATATATTGTCCTGCTACTTTTATAGATGGTAATGCTCCCTTTACTGTTGATACAAAGCCACGTTCTTTAGGTTCTGGTTTTACTATAGTTTCTTTAGGTACTTTTGTAGGAGTAATACCAAGAACGGTTAATTCTCCTATAAGTTGTTTAGATAATCCTTGTAAATTACCACTCTCAATAGCCGATACTTGTTTAGGTGTAAGATTATATTTCTTAATTAAATCTTTTCCTATAAATACACCTCGTTGACTTCCTAGCTTAGAGTTTTTATATAATCTACCTACGTGCTTGTATATAGATTCTCTAGTAATTTTTATTAGCTTATATGCTTCTGTAGTCTGACCAAACTTAACTGGATCTCCGCCTCTATCTGGGTGTTGTTCTAAAGATAATTTCCTATATTGTTTCTTGATTTGAGTTTCAGAACTTTTAGGATCTATACCTAGAGTCTTAAATGCTTGATTAAGTTTTACTTTATTGCCACCTATTTCTTTTGTGAGTAGATTATACAAATCTGGATTCGTAGATCTTAGTCGTGTTAATGCTGCAGGTATCTTTTTGAATCCTGCTCCTATTGTCCACGCGATTAGCAAAGCTGTAGGATCAGTAACAAATTCAGTTAAACTTTCAGCTAGTTCTATTGGTAGATTCTTTAATGTTTCTTTATTTATTCCCTCTGGTACTTTTAACTTATCCAAAAATGGTTGCAAAGCAGGATTAGCACCAACTAGAATAGATCTTAATCCAGCATCTAAAGTTTCTCCTATAGCAGTTCGCATATCTTCTGACCAAGAACTCTTATAAATTAAATCTGCCCAACTAGAACTTTCAGCTTTCTCTATACTTTCTAAATCTTTTGGCATACCCATAGCAACCCACTTAAACGATGCAGCTCGTTCTGCATTAGGCCCAACAAGAAAGTTTGCAGTTTCTATTTGTCTTGGAGAAAATGCACCAAGTATCGGCATATTATATAACATATCCATAGTAGTTTTTACAGCAGTTTGTAAGACTGTAGGTTTTACTGGCTTTTCTACTAGCTCACCCTCATATACTGGTTCTGCCGTAGCCAAATCGATAGTCTCAGATGGTTCGATAATACCACCTGTTCGTTCTACTACCGGTTGAGCTGTTTTTAGATTAAAACCCATTATTTTCCTTTTAACTCCTTAAAGGTAAAATCTCCAAGTTCTTCTTTTGTTTCTTGCTTAGGTTTTTTTATTGCTTTGTTTTCTACATCTTTTAATTCGCCTGTAGGAAAACCAATTTTCATATTACCATTTTTATCTATTAACATTTGTCCTTCTTTGGGGTAGTTTGCCATTCTAGGATTAAGTTTTAGATTTGCTTCGTTAGTTACTCTCTTATAAGCATTTAGAGGAGTTTCGTTTTTCTCTAAACCTTTCATATATTCCGATATTACAAAACCATGTTGATCTTCAGTAACAGACCCATCCCTGGCCCAACGTGCTATTGCATTGATTCCATAGTCTACTTGTTTCTGATAAATTTCAGCTTCTGTAGTTTCGTCACCTATTGGGCCAACTAGCTTTTCTGATAACTGAAGATTAACTGATTTCTTTCTAGCATAAAATAATATAGCACCTAACTTATCAGCGCTAATATTTTTATTCCTATATATAGCACTTGCTGCAATTCTACTTAAAGAATCTCTAGTCTCTGCTTTGCTGGCTTCCTTAAATACTTTTACAATACCCTCGTTTGCTGTGTCAGCGTAATAGCCAGTTCTAGACCTTGTGGCTTTACTTACAGCTTCTGCAAGAACATCGTCGCTGTTAATTAACTCTTGTGCCTCTGGACTTAGTTCATAAAGAGATTCTTGGCCGGTTGCTATAGCTTCTACTAAATCATATCTACCATTTACTTTATTCAACATTACGTCTTTATCTTCTAAATTTTTATAATGGTTCAAAGTAGATAATGCTGTATCAGTTTCTTTTTGGTCAAACCCAAATTCTCCATTTTCTAACATTTGCTTTGCTTTATCTCGGTCTATCTTAGCAGTACGTCTAAACCAATTCTGGTTACCTAGCTTTAATGCTTTCTGTTCTTCATCATAAGCTTTTTTGGTATCCCATATATTACTTGCTACTGCTTCTGCGGTTAAATCTTTTATTCCTTTAATAGCTTCTTTAGAGCCATCAAAAAATTCTGACTTCTTTTGTAAGGCACTTCTTGTATTTACATCACCAACAACGGCCATATTTTTGTAGCGTTCTTTTATTACGTCATTAGTTAAAACTATACTATCTTTATCCCAATTAGCTTGAGCTACAACTAAATCAGTACTATCTGTATAAATAGTTGTAAGATTTTCTCTACCTCTATTTAATCCCTCTTGAAAATCTGATAAATCTAAATCAGTTAAAGGTGTTCCATCCGCATTACGTTTCTGACTTTCTGATAATCTTAATTGAGCCATATAATCTGTTTTATAAAGATCAGCTCTTGAGTTTTCAGTAAACCTTCTAGAGTCGTCTAGTTTCTTATAAAGTACATTAGCGGTTTGTGCTATAGTTCCACCAAGCGACTTTAGGCCACCACTTATACCTATAGGTCTTCCTTGTTTAGCTTGTGGCGATTGAGTTGATACTTGAGGACTTACTAATTGCGCTGAGCCTGGTCTTATTACGGGTATTCTAGCCATTATTCACCTATCCTATCGTTTCTTTTGGCGGCTGCGGAGCTGGTTTAGTTACAGCTGCTTTAGGTTTTAAGAATTGTGCAGAACTTAACAATGTTCCACCTGCTTGTAAAGTAGCAGAAGTAGCCATAGCTCTACCAGTTAATCTGGTTATTACTGCACTTGATCTTTTACTACTTGCTGCTATATCCGCATTATATTTAGCAATAGCTATTTGATTTTTTGCATTAAATTGTCCTATAGCAATTTCAAGTTCCGCGTTAGATATTGAATCGGCAATTACATCTACAGGACTTCCAGTTTCTACGGCTACACCACTGGCCGCAAATGCACTGACTTGTTCTCCTGTTGTAGTTGCTAAATTTTTTCTTTGTCGATATTCATTGAGTGCTGCATTTTCTTTTACTATTTTTGTTTCTCTTTCTACGCCAGCTAATATAAGTTCCACATTCTGTTCGTCAATTCTAGCATTGTATTCTGCTTGTATCTTAGCTTCTTGTCCAGCTGTATATTGTCCTATAGCCGTTAATCCTATTCCTGCTACTGCTATATAAGTAAATGACATATTACCCCTCTTCCACGGCGCTTCTAAGTATAATTGCCAGAATATTCGCCGGTAATGGTTTAGTTTGTTTTATGTATATCTCATCTTCTCTATTCCATGTAGTCTGAAATACTTCAGCCATATCCCCTGTAAATAAAGCTTCGTCATCTGTTTCGTCGACATAACTTAAACTTTCTAGTTGATCTTCATCTCTACCTATAGATAATCCTTGAGTACGATCTAATCTTAAAGTACCCTTAAAGATTCTACGCATTCTTGATTGACCAGTTCCAGTAGGACTACCATCTGATAACTTCAATAGCTGTATAGTTCCAACATAACGAAGTCCTACGTGTACTACAGCGGCAGCAGCCGATAAAGTAATACCTCCACCAGATACAAGATAAGTTTCTGTTGAAGGAATATATCCGTCTACTTGAGCATATACAGTTTCTCCCTCTAGATGATCAAGACCTGTTATAGCAGTTACCATCTTTCTTACTTCGCCACCAGAAATATAAGTAGTATAAGCCGAGCCGTCTAAGTCAACTCCAACTGAAGTCTGTAATTCAAAAGTGTCATCTGTTTTATCGGCTACATAGTAAGTATTACCATTTAACTCCGTCATACCCACAATACCATTTATCTTAACCTGGTCTCCGTTAGAGAAACCATGGCTTACTGCCGTTACAACCACAGGGTCAGCTACTGTAGCACCGGTAATAGTTATTGGACTATCTAGCGTTAATGAGGAGTCAACTCTTACAGCATCCCAATCTTCATCAAAATCTTCGTTAGAGAAATATTCAATAAACCTTTTATCTGTACCATTTATATTACGTTTAACCACAACCCAAACTTGATCAGCTTCTTCTGATTTTGGTATTACTGCTACTGATTCAAAAGTACCATTTCCTTGAGCATCAGCTCCTGCTACAAATCTACACCAACCCATAACTTCTTGTTCTGGATTGCGCGTTAAAACAGACATCTCGCCATCTTCCCTTACGCAGTAAATTCTATCGTTAGGTGATTGCTGGTGGTCTAAGTCTACTACAGTTCCACCGTCTTTTAGAATATGCTCTGCTAACAAAGTCATATCGCTTGAGATAGTAGAGTCTACTTGAAAAGAATAAGACAATTCTCTTAACCTTGAAAAATCTCTTTGTATATAATATAAATAAGAAGATATTCTTTTTGGTGGAAAACTTGCTACTCCATAATTGGTGTCTCTTTTTACTACTATATTTGTAGGTGAAATTGAAGCTGTAGTATCTCCAGCAGAAGCAGAAAAAGTTCCACCTATAGTACCTAAAGACAATACTCTATTGCCAGAGGACAACCATCTAATAGCATTTCGTTGTTCGGTAGCAACTTCAAAAGTCAAAGAATAATTAGCTGTTGTAGCTGTAGTATCAAAACTATCATAAGCTTTTGTATATGAACCCCAAAACTTTTGTGGCTCATGGTCTGTATTAGCATAATATAATTTCTGTTCGTGAAAAGCAATAGCTGACGGCCATCCTCTGTAATCCGAGAAAGCACCCTCAGCCCAATCTGTTACAGCGCCAGGGCCTGTATTCAAATCTCCTGCAGTTCCATCTGGTTCTGCTTCTACATCACCAGTTACAACAGTAGTAGAAGTATATGCCGTTATCTTTACCATACCCTCTTTAACTCTAAAAAAAGCGCCTATATGCAAAACATCAAAGATAGCTGTAGAAGCAGTTAAAGTTATACCGGCGCCGGTGTCGGCTGAAGGCGTTATAGTTGTAGCAGTAGTGTTGGTATCCTTTAGTGGAGCTCTAACAAAAGATACAAGAGATAAGCTAAAAGCACTAGCACCAGTTCTTGATAACTTTCTAGGAGCATAGTCTGGGTGAACTATATACATAACATCGTTATACTGCGCTACCTGTAAATCAAAGACATCAGCTACAACATAGGGAGTAGAAATTTCTGTTTGTTGTGAAGCAGCAGCCGTATGAGCAGAAGTAGGAATTACTATAGTATCCGTATTGTCTGCGTTGGGGTCTGCGCTAAAAGCATTTGAATTGATAATCCTTACATCGTCTATACTTCCCTGGAAATAATCACCTGGTACTCCTGTAGCACCTATATATACGTCACCAGCAAATGTATCGGTACTACTATCCTGCACGTATGCGACTTGAGTTCCATCCTTATAAAGACCATATTTGTCTGCCCTTTTGCAAACAGCTATATGATGAAAAGTGGTATTATCTGTAATCTCGCCACCGTAACCCGTAGTTATAATCGTCACTCCACCTGAAACCGCAATAAATCTAAGACCGGACCCGTGAACATGCTGCAATAGCCAGTAGTTATTAGCGTCCTCCCACTGTACGATTAAAGTTTCTGTTCCAACATGGTCCGCAAATTTCACCCATAAATCAATAGTCCAGTTATCATCAGCAGATTTTATTACGTCAAATTCCGCGCTATCGGATATTTGCAGATAATCGGAATCACCATCGAGAAGAAGCGAAGCTGTACCAAATTTCTTAGCGTCTGTATCTAACAAAGCCGTTCCTTGAAATTGCGTTCTATGAAATGAAGCTGAAGCATCCTGAGAGTTGCAGTGAAGCAATAACGAAGTATTAGCATCAGAGGTATGCGCTGCTGTTGGTGCTGTAAAATCAGTAGACCACCTCGCTACACCTTTTGATACACGGATTTCGTCCATATATCCATCCATATATCGAGCTGATGTATTTCCTAATCTACCTATAACTAAATCAGCAGCCGTTCCGCCTATATCATAAGCAACAGCCCAAGTAGCGCCTATCTGCGTACCGTCTATAAACACCTTTACATTTGCGCCGGTTATTCCTACTACTGTTACATGATACCAAGTATCTACAACAGGAGACCAAGCAAAGTTCTGATTATCACCTTCTAAATCTACTCGAATGCCAGTACCAGAAATAAATCTTACACCCCAAGAGTTTCCCCAGTCACCATCATAGTTGGTAATAAACGCATATTCTATGGCTGCTACGACGTCCATACGAATCCAAAAGTCAACTGTAAAACTACCTGTTCCAAAATCCCAGTCAGCGTGGTCTGGTACTGTTAGATAGTCACTATTTCCGTCAAGAAGAAGTGAACCGCTACCAAATTTCTTTTGAAGGGTAGACATCTGTGCAGTAGCAACAGTTGAAACAACGTGTCCTGTATTTCCACTGTCTATGAACTCTTTTGAACCGTCTACGCCTGCATCGTTAGGCAATAATAGTTTCGTTAAGTCAACTGTCTGTTCGATAAGGTCTGCACCATTAGAATATAGCCTAAAATACTGGTCTCCTGCTTCTACTACATAATCTTGGTCAGCAGAATATTGAAAAGGAAATATCTTAGCTACTCCATTATCTTTAGTTGAAGCAAGATATTTAAGGCCTGGCCGAAAAGAAACTCCACCTAATTGGTTTATTAAAAAATTCTCTATCTTAGCTGCACCAGAAGAATATTTGGCTAAATCAAACCGGCCTTTACCTTTAGGCGACCATTCTCCACTTGTTAAAGCATTTACTACACTAGTTGCTTTAGGCATTACAACCTCGCTTCTTCCCACTCAGACATTTCTAATTCTTCTGGGCTACCCTGCGAGCTATCGGCTCCCATAGCTCTTGGTAAATCTATATTCTCATATTTTGCTACAAGATCTTTTGTTCTATTGGCAGACTGTGTAAGCGAGAAACATATCTCCGAAGCAATTTTAGTAGCCAGCGCCGTAACAAACTGTGATGAATAAAGTGTAGGGTCTTCATTTCTATAGGTGTATATCATTTTTAAGCTATTAGTATCAGAATAAATATAACCGGCTTCTACAGTCCAATAAGCATCTCTATTTGAAAGTATATTCACTCTTATAAAGTCAGTAGGTAAAGTATATTGATAAGTAGATTCGTCGTCGTCCATTGAAAGGTCAGATAACTTTGTTATGTAACCATTTTCGGTATAAGCGGTATAACCCGAACCATCTACATCTGTACCTACCGCTGACTGTAGCTCAAAAGTATCAGCTGTTTTACTTGCTACAAAATAAGTCTCACCGTTTACTTCTGTCATACCATCAACTGAAGTTATTATTACTTCGTCTTCATCGGAAAAACCATGCGCCACAGAAGTTACTACTGGTGGGTTAGCTGCTGTTATACCAGTAATTACTTTAGCTAAATTCATTCTTTTCTGAGCAAAAGTCCATGGGTGTTCTGATAAGACTTGATCTAAAGCATAGGCATAGCTATCCTCAATACGTTTACTTTCTTGAGATACAGGTGTAGTTAATTCAGCAGAGGTTATTCTCTTTGATCCTATCATACTTAAAGCTAAGTTACATATTTGTAATTTAGTTACAGTTCCTGTAGCCATAATTTACTCCTTATTCATTTCACGCCATTTATCAGCTAGTGCTTTATTGTTATTACAAAATTCTATTGCCAACGCTATATCTTCTATCCTTAATGCGTTGCCGCCACCTGCGGCCATACGTAATTTTTCTTGTATTGAAAATTTATCCCATGGTACATCAGTTACTATATATGTTTTGCCACCTCTGCCATCTGCAACAACAGGTACTTCGCATCCTCTAAATTCTTCGGTTCCCATAGGTGTTCCTGCAGCTGGATAATTATTGTATACTACCTCAACTTTTTTTGGTTGTAACAAAAAATATGTTGACAAAGATAAACTTATAATAAGCATCACAAAAATAATAATATTTCCCCATTTATTAAACATAATATTCTCCTTGTTTAGCACAATAAGCTAAAAACATTATAATAATCAGCACCGACTGACACATTCTATCTGGAAAATGAACTGCCATATTTACACCTACAACAATAAGACCAGACTGCTTTACTGGGTCTCTTGTTCGCCAGGCAATAGTACCTATTAAACCTAGTAATAAAATAAACCCTGGTACACCTATTTCAAAAGGTATTTGCAACCAAGAGTTATGCGCTCTTGCCCATTTAGCACCTACTTGCTGACCTCTTACAAAGTTACTACAAAGATATTGAAATAATATTTTATATGTAGCTATACCATAACCCATAGGATTTTTAACTACTAATTCTGCTGTTTCTTTCCATACAGGTCCTCTGCCAGCTACGGTAAATACCCTAATGTCGTCGGTCTTATAAGCAAACAATAAAGGAAAAACAATAGCAACTATTATTATAGGAATCCTAAGCTTTCTAACTGTTCTAAATAAAAAGTATCCAGCGCCTAAAACTATCGATAGCATCATGCCGCTTGAACCAGATATAAATGCTATAATAGCTATGGGGAGCCAGTTTAATTTCTTATGTATAAGGAAAGGTGTTAATATACAAACAAAAGAAGATAACATCATCTTGTTACCTATCGTACCTAATATAACCGGTGTTTTTAATCCAAAATTAAGAAGTGTATCTTTACCAAATAATTGCATTATGATAAGTAAGGTTATAAAAAAGAATATAGCTTGAATAGTTCTTTTGACTGGTTCAAAATCTTCTATCTTAGTACAGGCCACGTAGTAATAAGTACAAACTACTACCGTCCAAAACATTGTAAAAGACATGTAAGGTGCTCTTGAGATAAAACAAGATACAAAACACCATATCAAAAGTAACTTAAGAAAAACATTTGTCTTAAAGTTTATTAGCGCAAAAGAAAGGAATCCAGAAGTAAATACTGTCCATACCCAAACCAAAGAGTTAAAACTACAATCAAGCTTAAACTCCCAGGGCGGAGTAAGAGCAAACAGTACTAGAGGAAATAATAATATATGAGTCAAGTATTTTTTCATACTTAAAAGTGAGGGTGTTAAGGCACACCCTCGGAAGCCTTGATGGTTATGTTACAGTTACCCCAGTCTGGCCGATAATTATCCAACCAGTAGTGTCGTCTGCATATAAAAGAGTCACTGTATCTAATATTGAATCAAAAGCAATATCATCCCAGCCAGTCTCAACAACTGCTGCTTGACCCGAACCGCCCAGGCCATCATCTGAGATGGTGATAGCTGCACCTATGGAATCCAAGGTAATGGTAACCATTTGTCCAGCTGTACCTGCTGCAAGCGATATTGTCTTAGGTGCTCCTACCCCCTGAAGTTTTATAACTCCATAGGCTAAGGAGGCAGCAGTCAACCCAGATGCTGTTGAGGCATGGGTTGTAACCCCGTCCTTGTGTCCATTTGCAAGTATGGTTACTCGTGAACCATCTAAGGTAAGATCTTGACCTTCGATATTTAGCTGGATAGCTTCTCCAACGTAAGTCTCGACACTAGCATCAAATTCTTCCTCGATTGAGACCGTCCCTGCAAATGCTACATTAACAAAGGATAGGAGAGCGATACACATCGCTATTCCGATAAATTTTCGCATGTTATTCTCCTTCGTTATTCTACTGTGTAAAATACTATTAACGTAATAACGCCAGCACTTGTAACCGCTGCGTCAAGAGTTAATGTAAACTGTGTAGTCGTCGATGCGATTTCTTTGTTTATACTATCAACAGCTGTAAACGGTGTAACTGTGTTATCCGTAGCTTCGTCAAGATATAAAGCTGCGGTTACACCATCGCCCAAGTCGGGTGTGTTGCCAGTGGTATCTAGTCCTAGCATTCCGTATAGAACCTTTGCACCTACTGGTAAAGCTCCACCCAGAGCAATTGTTTCAGCTGCACTTTCGGTACCTAGACCTACATAGGTATCGACCAAACATCTTACATTTCCACCTTGTTCTCCTGGATCAAGAACGGTGGCCGGTGTAATAGCCGCAATCTTTGCTGCATTTACTCCATTATACGTTGCCATTAAAAACCTCCTGTTTGTATTTTACTAACTTAAATTATGCTTCGTAGCATGCAATTTCTACACATTTCGCCTCGTCCATACGAGTCGCGCCGGCAGATAACGATGCATACGCCTGCGTTGCATGATGCTTCGTAGGAATAATATCTAGCTTGGCTACCATGCCTGTACGCTTTGCTAGAGTTACACCTGACTTTGCCCATGCAAGAACAGTTCTTGTCGTGCCAGAAAGTACAATCCTCTGGGTTCTAACAAACTTGAAGCCCATGAATGTGTCTACTCTGCCTTCAACAAGCGCTTTGATAGAATTATAATCGATTGATTTAACTTCAGCGGTGTTTAATAGGTTGGAAATCTGTGCTGCAGAACAGGCAATATATCTTTCCTCGTCAGGATCTACTTCAGCTGCGTCAAGTAACTGCTTCGCGCTGATAAGTTTTGCTAAAGTAAGCCCTGCTGTTCCGTTAATTGCTATCTGGTTTGCTGATGTAAACGTGGTAGAAGTTCCACCTGCTTTGCCAGTATAAGCAGTACCGGAAAAAGCTGCTATAATCATGTCGTCTATCTTTCTTCCGATTGCCCATGCGCCGGCTTTCATCAACCCTGAAGTTGGGTCAAGAAGCATAGCAAGCTTATCTTCTTTGTCAATAAGCTTTGACCAGTATACATCTATAAACGATACTCTACGTCTCTTATAATCGTCTGCTGCATACTTTACATCTACATTACGCGTGTCCTTTTCACTTGCTGTATCTTCGCCGTACTGGTCGAAATACTCTTCCTCACCATACGAACCAGTCTCAACATTTACGCAATCGGTGAGTCTTGAGCCTTTTTGCTGTGAAAGCAAATCCATCGTACTACCGAATTGCTTCACAAAGGCAGTGGTTATATTAGCCATTAGATACTCCTTTTTTTTATGCTACACTCTTTCAAATACTACAGGGTATCCGTAAGGGCCTGTTACTACTTTGCGAAGCGTCGTTTAGTTAACTTCGGGCCATAGGGTTATCCTAGGTTAACTTCAGCGGGTAGCTTCATTTTCCTGCGCTAAAATCGATGTCAGGGTTAGCGATTGCCTGAAGTGCTTTCATTTCTTCTATCGCTTCTTGATGTCCTACACCCTGTTTCCAATAAGCATGTTCCTTATTGAGTAATATATCGTTAATCTTTTTCTGAGCGTCTTTTATTGCAGTTTGATCTTCTGGGCCACCTTTTATAAAACCGTCTTCAGAAAAACTGCCTGCTATTTTAGCTAAAATTCTTAATGCTCCAGGCTTACCACCTAGGTCTCCAAAATCAACTATTCCAGTATCTCCGCCAAACTTCTTGATTAACCTACTAGCTTGGTTAAGTTTAGTTTCGTAATCAGCACCCCATTCTGTTTTGAGTGTCGCTACTGCTTCGTCAAATGCTTTCTTTGACGTTTCATCCTTCTTAGCTAACTTACCAGAAACACCAGTATACAAATCTTTATATAAACCATCAGCAGCTTTTTGCGACAAGCCATGCTTATGGGCTAATTCTTTGAATGCTTTATTTGCTTCGTCGTCGAGCTTCATTGACGGATGTAATCCCTCTATTGGTGTCAGTTTATAGTCATCTGACTTTACTGGCCTACCTAAAGAGTTATGGAATTTGTCTACTTCTTCTTGTGAAGCGTTTTCTGCTGGTATTACTACACCTTTAGCGCCTATTAACTTTTGAGCTTCTCCGTAACCTTTGAAAACTTCCCCAATTGTTTTATATTTACCTACTGCTGTATCTTTGTAACCCTCTGGTATTGGAGTTCCCTCGAACTCGTCATTTCCAAAGTTAAAACCCATGAATAGAAAGGGCATAAGGTATGGGAGCATCCCGCTTATGGTATCCTTAAACATGTTAATCCTCCTTCTTTATTTCTGGCGCTACTGCGCCAAGTAACCGCGTATGGATTGTGAGCCACGCAGCTCGCATTCCCTCTTTAATATCGCTACCGTTTGTAGGTTCGAATATATAACATCTGTCAGCTAGGTCTTGCATAACCAATTCACCATTAGATGTTGTAAATACTTGCTGATATATTTTCTGTAAATCTTCAACAGACATTTTCTTTAGCTTTTCTCTGCGGTCATTTATATCTTTTAAGCTATCTATCATTATTTACCTTTCTGTGCATTAGCTATATCACTAGCTGCAGCTGCCGCTACTGCACCAGTATCTACTTGCTGTTTCCTGGCTTGTGCTTCTGCGTCAGCTATTGCAGCTTCGGCTCTAAGCTTTCGAATTTTTCTAACTACGCTGTCTGATTTTATAATCTCTGGAGTAATACCTCGTATCTTAGCTACTTGATTTAGAGCTTCATCTGCATCAAACTTGTCCGTTACGTCAGGAGCTATAGCACCTATCGAGCCTAGATCCTGCATAAAAGCTTGTAGAGAGAATACTTCGCTTTCTTTCTGCGCCCTTGCCAAAGCAGAGATATAGACTATCTCTAGTTCTTGATCTTGAACACTTAAAGGTGGCTCTGGTATCTCGCCTTGAGCAAATAGAAGATCGAATACCCTTAGTATAATAGGGTCCATTACTTCTTGGGTAAATCTACCTACTACTGGCCCTAAGAGAACCATATTCTCAGATACTCGCCTTTGTACTTCTGGGATAGTCATCTGCTTGGTAATATTTGATATAGCCTGGAATAAAGGTACAAAGTATGCCTTCTCAATATTCCTTTGTGTCTCTTGAATCATCTCTAGGGTTAAGTTCGCATTAGAACCAGTAGGAAAAGCCGCAATAGCATCACTCTTAGTTTTTGAGTCGTAGTAATTAATCTTGCTAGGGTTAGCATTAAGCGGTGCTATAAAACCTCTACGTGGTGCTATTAGAGGTGGATCAGCTTGTTTCATAGCGCTACGCAGTAGTGTTTTAACCATAGCGTTTACAAGTTTAACATCAGGTAGTATATCCATAGACGGGGAGTAACCAAATACATCGCTTGTGTCTTTAGAAAATCTACCTACAGCAAACGGGTTACTTAGGTACCCGCCCTCGCCTATAAGGTGTCTTTTGGACTTCTCAACCCATACGCTCATCCAGGGCATGTTAAGATTATCTTCTTTGCTAGGGTCTCTTTTGTCGCGTGGCCCAACGTAGTGCATAAACTTCATTTTCTCGTTAGGCTTCTTTACATACGTCTTTAACACTTCTTCGCCGGCCTGGTCTCCCCATAAGTCGTAAGCCTGTTGTGCCGTTAAAGGAAATGTCCTGTAAACTCTATTTACTCTACCATAGGCATCTTCTTCAAATACTATCTGGTCTATGGGTATTTCAGTAAAGCGTATCTTTTCTTTAACATCTTCAAGGGTTAATATTGCACTGGTACCAAAGCAGCCGGAGTTAACATAAAACTCTTGCATAGTAGTATCAAAGTTAGAATTAGATAACGCTGCAAATATAATATCCTCGACGTCCTTAAACCATATTTGGACTTCTTTTTCTTTCATTGTATCTTTGTTCTGTATTCTTAGGTTAAACCACTTACTTACAGGATTAGTCAAATGCGAGTGAAAACCAGCAGCCATCATCTTTAATCCCCTAGGTGCCGTAGAATCATAAAGCTTAGTGGCATCGGTCTTTTGTCCTTTAGACTTGGTGCGAGTTACATAAGACTTTCTAGGCAATACCCATTCGGCTAGTTCTTGAAATAAAGACTTCCATGGCGCATTAAGGTCAACTAACTCTTGCTCTCTGGTACAAAGCTTTTCAATATCTTTTTTACCCATTGACATAATTAACTCCTACTGGTTAACTTCCTACACTGTCTGCTACATAATGAGATTTACAAACCAAAGTATCCATTCCTTTATATTTAGTCATCTTAAACTCGGTTTGGTAATTTTCATCGGTAATTAACTTCATGCAAATAGGACACAAACCTCTGTTTCTTCTAACAAGTATTATATCTATCGCCATAATTATCCTTATCCTAGTAGCGTTTTAACGCCACTCCCTGTAGGTGCTACCTCTGTAGTAAGTATAGTCTTGCCACCAGATAAATCTACTAAACGTCTACGTTTCTTTTCTGCTTCCCTTGCTTTAGCTTTGGCATCTTCCGGTGTTGGTGCCTTTGGGCCAGTTAAAAGAGTTTGCATAAATTTCCTTTGTTCTGTTTCCCTTTGCTTCGTAGTACGTATTGCTTTAGTCTTTTTTGCTTCAGAACTAATAATAGCAGTAGCAATACCGCCTGCCGCTAACCAGCCTAATGCCGAATATACAAAGCTCATTTCATCTCCTTGACTTTATCTAACTCATCAAAGTCTTTAGCAATTATGTCTTTCTCTATCTCTGCTATGTCCGTTTTCTTGGTAACGTGTACAGTTACCCAAACAGTATCTTCATGCATATATAAAAGACGCTTCGTACCCGCTGGAGTCATTCCAGAATATGGCGCTTTAATTTGTATAACGCCCTTTTCGGTTAAGACCGAGACCTTCCCCTTGAGTACGAAGTACGGATGCTTTATTTTATGAATCTTACTTACGATTAGGGTACCTTTAGGCATAAAGATTTCTCTTATATAACAGCCATCACCAAACGAATGTTTTAACGGGCATAAACCATTAGCGCTATCACACTCCGGTGTACCACCCATTACTGCGTTAGGATGCTTGATCATACGATCTTGAAAAGCCATCAACAAAGCTCTTGCTTCTTGAGTTGATAAATCTCTAGGCATTTTGCTAATTAATACCTTATTCATAAACACCTCAAGTACCAAGTACCACATTGAGAATATATTATAAAAGCTGGTATATCGCAGAATATAACAAAGCGTGTTTGCATTGTTATTTCGGGTGCTTTATATCCTTGACGCTTGTTCATTATGCACTCTCATAAGTTTGTTCGAATATATCAGGTTTGCAAGGATAAAACTCACCCTTGACACCTTTGATAACATAGTCGCCAAACCGAACTATCATATCACCTTCTAAAGTTTGTATAATCAATTTATTCGTAGTTGTAATACTTGCTACCTTAGAAAACTCATCTCCCCAGTCTGCTTGCATTTCTCGGAAAGAAATAACACCCATAAATCTTGAAGCTTCTATTACAACTGGTTTCTTTCTAAACTTTTTCACATTCCATCCTCTGTCATAGCGTATTCAGCTGGCATTGAAGTATCTACTTTATCAGTAGGGTTAAGCGACTCATCCTTATAACACACAGCCATGGCTAAAGCATCGGCCCTGTCTGGGGATTTAACCTGCAGCTTGCGCATTTCATCTTTAGTTAGGATAGCTTTCTTGCCGCCTTGTGAATAGTATTTATACCGGATAGATAATAGCTGGGTTTGAAGTATATTGTCTCTAAGTATCTTTAGGTTTTTAGCTGCAAGCATATCTTTTAGCTTAAAGAAAGCATCACTGCGCAAGTTTGTGTATAGTTCATTAGAGGATTTACCAGCACCAACAAACGGTGTAACCGGTATGCGCAACTCGCCAAGCCTATCTGTTACACCACCGCCTACCCCTGTGTCATCTACTACAACATGGTCTAAATCCCAATCCCTAGTCAACTCTACTATTTTACCTACTGTTTCCATGGTTGATTTGTTCTTCCAGGTGTCTTGGTATATTTGTACCCACTTGGTCACGTTGTAGCTCTCTATTATGGAAAATACAGTTTCGTTATCCCCAAACCTTGCTACGTCTACCCCTAGTATGCGTTTTCTTGCACCTGGGTGCATAAACACAAGCTTAGGCGAGCCATATACCTCCTCTGTGGTATACAGGTTGTCAGCACCCTTTTTAAGCGGCTGGCCCAACCAAATATGATTATAGTCATCTATGTTTTGTGCCTTACATTCCTCTGCTTCTTTAACCATTACTGCTGGGCAAAATGGGTTTTCGTGGTAGTCAATGTGTATATGTAAACAATCCTCTCTGCCGGCCATAGCTATGTAAACAGGGTCATGCTCTACATGCCGGTTCATAGACCAGATAACTTTGGAGTTTGTTTTACGTATGGTAGGTATAATAACGTCTAGCGTTCTTTTGGTAATGGCCTGGGCTTCTTCAACCCATAGTATATCAACACCCTCAAGGCCCTTAATATTCAAAGCGCCTTGCTCCCTAAAACCTCTAAAGTTAATGGCTGAACCGGTTTCTGTGTGGTTAATCTTTGTTCTACCAACCCTGTAGTGATGCAGCTTAAAGTCACGTATTAAGTCGCTAAATATTGTATACACAGATTCATCTATAGTGGTTTGTGTTTCTCTGCCGCATACTGTTCTTAATAGCTTTTGAGCTCCCAGGTAAAGTATTAACCTGGCAATAGACTGCGATTTAGCGCTAGTTCGCCCACCCTCTATAAGAAAATATCTATACTTATCCAACTCCGTTATAAGCGGGTGTAGTTTTTCTGGTATGTTAAGTATGGCTGGTACTTCGCTAAGTGCCGACATTAGTTTCTAACTCCTTACCATCTTTAAGCTTTACTTTGGGCATTACCACAATTTCACCCTTTACTTCGGCTTCTACCGAGTGTTTATCTGCTATAAGCTTCCTAGCAAGAGCTGTAGCAACCGAGGTATTATCATACGCTGTTCTTACAAAATGCTCCAGAAATTCTACACCTTTTTCTTGGGCTACTTTATCGAGAGCGTCGCGCAAAGCTTGGATTTCTGGCTTACGTGGTCGACCATTGCGATTTATATTAGGATCGTCTTTCTTAAACGGCATATCTATTGTTTCCTATTGTTTAGTAATGGCTTGATAAACTTGTTGAAATACTGGGTTTCTGTATAAAACTTGTTACCTTGTAAGATTAGGAATGGTCTATCTGGTTCAAACTCGTTTAGATACTTCGAAGCTTCCCATATTTTCGCAACTGTTAGATCGCTACTCATTTATGCTTCCTTTTTTGAGTCTTTGAGTTTAGGGTTGGTGCTTCGCAGGTACAAGAGGTATATCGCTGACAATCGCAGTTTTCGCAAGCAGATAGTAGTCTACGGTTTCTTTTGTTCATTTGACCACCTTTTTCGCGCCGGCCCTCTTTACGGGTAACTGCCAAGCTTCTAGGGTAGCTACCTTATTGGGCTTTTTCCCGTTTATAGTGACATCGTAGTTCTTAGGTGGTTCACCCCCAAAAACTATATTTACTTGAATGTGGCCTTTATCTTTCATTTCATATTACCTATAGTCTTACCAAGTTTGAGTACATCTTCATGCATCTTCTTTGGATCGACTTTACTAAAACGCTTCTTTTGTTTATTCTTTATACTTACTATTGACTGTTCATTTTGACGGGTTTTTGTGTGTAAACCATGTCTTGTAAACCCTTCATTTTGACTACGGAAACCCATCATTTTGAAGGGTTTCTTTAGCTCAGGTGCTAGTTCTGTTTTTAAGATAAGGTAATCTACTGCCTTACCTCTACAGTGATGAGCGCGAAATTCTATTATACCTCTTTCTTGGAGAGTTTGTCTTGATCTACGGAGTGTACTTGTTGATAAAGATAAATCTTGCATTATTATAGAATCTAGGCAATAAAAAGCAGGTGTTCTAAACCTGCAATATAAACCACGTAAATAGATTAGGACTAGCATTGTAGCGCCTTTAATCTTACGTATCCTACATAACCTAAAAAAGTCTTGTTCTAATCTTTGGTAACCGGTAAGCTTTTCGTTATCGCGCATGCTTCTCTCTCTCTTTTTTCTCTCTTAGGTTGGGAGCTGCCGGAGCGGGAGAGATTCCACTCCGGTCAGCTTTGGTGGCACTAAAAAATTCACGAAATACTTTTCTATTTACCACAGAAAGTCTTTCTATATTATCAAATAAACTAAATGTATACATTAGATTGCCATGTGATAAGTATACGCTACTTCTTGTAAAAAGTCAAATTATATTTTTTGGACTTTTAGATCGATTTTCGACAGAGATATATTTTTCCAATATACCTATATATACACGCACAAAAAAAAAAGTAAAAAAAAACTTGACAAATGGAGAAAGTTCAAGTATACTTAATAAATAAATAGATAAATAAGAAAGGAGACAAGGCAATGAGAATTACAAAAGCATATCCAGAAGATCTAACAGGCTCAGCACTTCAGATTCATATAACCTGCCGTTTTAGCGAACTTGTAAAAGTCTTTGGCAAACCAGAATACTTCGATGAGGGTTGTAAACAAGCAGTAGAGTGGATTGGTAGACTAGATGGAGAACCTTTCTGTATATACAACTACGGCGATGCCAAGAACTATATAGGAAAGCGTGGTTTAGCGATAGATGATATACAACACTGGCATATCGGTGGATTCAAGCGTAACATAGCAGATAGAGTAGCGACATATTTTCTAATGAAAAAATAGGAGACAATTATGGAAAAGATACTAGAAAAGACTAAGAAAATTATTGAAGTAATATGTAGTATTTGCGAAGAAAAGACAACTGATTTCTTTATATGCGATGGCTGTGGTAAGCCAGTATGTTCTCTTTGTGCAGAAGACCACTTACAAGAAAGAGGAAATGGTATAGATGATGTTGTTCAGCTATGTTCAACCTGTGTAGGTATGAAATGACTAAATATACTAAAGCACCGTGGGAGTTTGGTAATACGTCAGATGATAAAAGGCTTATTTTGGGAGGAGAGGGCAGAAGATATGTTTGTTCTGTTCAAATTTGGCAAAACCCAAGAAGGCTAGGTTTAATTGATGAGCCTGAAAGAGAAGCCAACGCCCAACTCATAGCATCAGCACCAGAGCTTTTGGAAGCACTCAAAAGATTTGTTGAAAATTCACCTTGCACTAATGGGTGTGACAAAAACGATATGACTTGTGATACTCAATTTGCAAAGAAAGCTATCGCAAAAGCAGAGGGGAAATGAGAAAGCTTACCTGTATTATAGTAGCCATTACGTTTCTTGTGTTTCTACACGGCAAGTCTGTAAATATAGGTAAAGCCATATCCTTAACTAAGAACGAGATCAAATACCAAAGCGTTAAAATGGTAAAGGGCGAAACCTTTGCTGATGTATACTGTATAAGGGATGGGGAAAAATGGAGCGATTAAGAGAATTAGAATGTAGCATAACAAAAACAGATGGCGTAGTAACTACCGTAACGCTTATAGGCTGCAGCGCAGTATGTAATTATCGTAACCCAAAGGATAAACACATGCACGGACAGTTTTGCCGGTGGGGTTACGAAGATAGTTTAAGCGAAACCCAGTGTATACATTACAGGGGTGGTAAAATTAAAACAGTAGACGGTATAGAAACTGTATTTGTAAAATGTGCTTTAGTACCAGGGGAAGATAATGCCAATAAAAACCAGTAAATGCAGAAGCTGTGGCGCTGAAATTGTTTGGCTCAAAACTGACAGGGGTAAGAATATACCGGTAGACGCAGAAGATGTTGTAGACGAACAACAGGAAGTTTTCGATCCAGATACACAGACAACACACTTTGCAACTTGCCCAGATGCAAAGAAGTGGAGAAAGAAATGACAAACCACGATTGTCAATGTCTATGTTGGGATTGCCAAATCTTTATAGCGACTACGCCTAAAGACGTAGGTGAGATTATAGGAAAGGAGATAAAATGAAAGTAAGAGAGTTAATAGAAAAAATCAGAACAGTAACAGATGAATACATAAGAATATGTGCAACATTTTCTATGGTGGGGAGCAAAGATGTAGGGTTTGAATGGGAATTGTATATTGCTGATGTAACGAGTAAAACAGGGAACGCTTTTCCGAAATTCAGTACATTTGCACAGTTAGAAAGTTTTGTAAATATACTAGTCTTGGAATTAAAAAGAGTACACAAGGACGCAGTAAAGAACGCAGTAGAGAACGCTGTTGAAATTCTAAAAGCCGAAGAAAAGAAAGAGGGGAAGTAGTGGAAAGATTATTAAAATTACATAAAGATTTTTGCGAACTATACGAAGAAGGTATTATCGGAATATCAACGAGCCTGGATTTGTTACTACAGGCGATGGGAAGCGTAAGCCCAAGCCGCTAGTATATCTAACATAAAGGAGAGGAAAAATGAAAACTATTAGAATTTACGCCGGCATATCAGGGGTAATACCGAATGGGAGTTATCAGAATCTAAAGCCTAGCTTGCTTATAGAGGAAACAATAACCGACTGCGTTATGACAGATGCTGCGGTAGAGGCCAGGCAAAAGGAACTGTACAAAAAGTGTTACGTACAATTTACTGAAATTGAAACCCAAGCAGTAATTGACAGAATTAAAAGAGAAAGACAGGGCCTTAGATTTGTTAAATCTCCAAAAACCAATAGAATGCTTCCCTCGGTTACCTCTGTAATAGGGTGGGATGCTGACTTCTTTGTAAGCGCCGTAGAGCTTGTACAATACGCTTCTCAAGGTACCATTGTACATATTAGGGTGCAGCACTATATCAACACCGGCAAATGGATTGATGCCAAACTATTAAACGACACCTGGGCCGATATAGTTATACTGACTAAAGGTTCTCTTAGGCTACCGGTTGATGTAGGAGATTTTCCTAAGTTTCTAGAAAAGCACCCGATTAAAGAAAAAGTAAACGCAGTACGCTTGTTTAACGATACAGACAAGTATACTGGTGAGCCAGACTTCTACGGAATACCAGACTTCAAAGGAGCCTTACCTATATACACAGTATTTGATGTTAAGCGTACACCGGATAAAATTAAAGACGGCATGCAACTGGCTGCATACTGCAAAATAATAGGCGCAAAGCAAGGTATAATAGTACCTATAAGCGGTAAAAACCAGCAAGGCTATAGTAAACCTGTAGTTTACAATGAAAAGCAGCTAGAGGGCTATTATAAAATGTTTCTGCGTAAGAGAAACGACTTTAACAAAAGGTATGGAATATGATGCACCTTATTGTAAAACGAGTAGTAAACGAAGATTATACACCAGGAATAATTTGGAGAATAGAATATGGCAAAGCGCAATGCAGCAAAAGCTTACTTCAAAGATAATGGGTTTGAGTTATATTTGGATGATTGTCGAGATTTTTTAAATAATCTTCCTAAAGAATCGGTCCATATGATATTTGCCGACCCGCCTTATAATTTATCCAATGGTGGCTTTACTTGTCATGCAGGCAAAATGGTATCTGTTAATAAAGGTAAATGGGATGAAAGTAAAGGCCTTGATGAAGACTTAAAGTTTCATCTCGAATGGATAAAGGCTTGTAGGAGAGTTTTAAAGCCAAATGGGACGATCTGGATTAGTGGAACATATCATTCAATTTATCGTTGCGGATATGCCTTGGAATCAACCGGTTATCATATTTTAAATGATATAAGTTGGTTTAAGCCCAACGCCTCTCCTAACTTAAGCTGTCGATTTTTTACCGCAAGTCACGAAACCATGCTTTGGGCGAGAAAAGAAAAAAAAGCAAAGCATGTTTTTAATTACAAAACAATGGTTGATTGGAACAAAAACTATGAAAAAGATTTCAAATGTAAAAAATGTAATTCAATAAGTTCACATGAAATTTTACATGAAAAAGGAAAACAAATGCGTTCCGTATGGGCTATTAACACACCTAAACCGATCGAAAAGACATTCGGTAAACATCCTACTCAAAAGCCAGAAGAATTGCTAAAAAGAATTGTTCTAAGCAGCACGCACAGAGGGCAATTAGTGCTAGACCCATTTACCGGTAGCTCAACGACGGGTTTAATTGCGCATTTATATGGTAGAAAATTTATTGGAATCGATAATGAAAAAAACTATCTTGATCTATCTAAAAAACGATTTAAATTACTAAAAAGCAACATGGATAAAAAAAGAAATAAAAGACTTGAGACGGTGTCTGCGTGAAAAAAGTTGGACATGGCACCTACAGCAAATGGTGCTTAAAGAAGAACCATTAAAGTACCTGGAGAAATTTCTATGAAATACAAAGGCAAAGTCTTACATTTCAACAAGTACGTAACCAATATACAAATAGCCAATCCTAAGTTTACGATAGGCGAAGTCGTTACTATTAAGCGCGGGCATAATAGAACACTTAGCCAGAACTCTTTATACTGGGTATTTTTAACCTGGTGCATAGAAAATGGCCTAAAAGACGAAGGCCACTTCTCGCCAGAAGCTTTACACCAGAACCTTAAAGCTCACTTTATAGCAGAAAAGAAAATGGAAAGAAAACAGTTTATGGCAATAGAAGAAGCAACAACTACGCAATTAACTAGGATAGAGTTTGGCGAGTATATAGAGAATGTTAATCAGTTTATGCTAGAGTATTTTCAATTAGATACTGGGCCATTTTGGAGTGTACATAAGAAATGAAAAAAGAAGAAATTCATTATATCAAATGGTGGGAATGGGTTTTATTATTTTTTAGACCTAGTATAATTTCAGCAGAATATGGTAGCGATGAAGAAAAAGTACATGGAATTATTTGCAAAGAACTCTTTGGACACCACTACATTATCAACGAATTTTAGGTAGGTGATAAATATGTTACCAAGTTTTAAGAAGTTTTTAGAACCAGAAAAGAAAGGAGTTGCTATGGAAAGAGGATGCATAGTTCCTGTATCTTTTAGAGCAAAAGATAAAAAAATACTGGACTGGGCATTGAAAACTAAAGACAAGTTAAAGATAAAATCGTTTTCAGAGTTTGTGCGTTTAGCACTTGAAAAAACTAGAGACAATAACCTATTTATAAAAAGGAGATAATCATGGTAAAAAGTGGACCATCAAAAACAACAGAGTTCGAAAAAGTAATAGTAGACGAATGGATAAATGGCGAAATAGTAGACGTTCAAGAATTTAAGAACGTAACTAGAGACTATACTGACAAGGATACTAGCGAAAAGAAAACTAGAGTAATCGATCAAGTAAGATTCGCCACTCAGCTAGATGGGTACGAGTTTAAGCATTACTCACGAAAGATGACAAACTCAACAAATGAAAATGCTAACCTGTTTAAGTTCTTGCTACAGCTCTATCCTAACCTAGCGCCGGATAGCTATTTGAATCTTGACAAACTGAAAGGTTTGAAAATCAAGACTATGTGGATCAATGTTACTCTAAAGAACAAGAAAATCTTTCAAGCTCTAGATAAGATTAGAGCCTTAGGTGAGTTACCTAACTTGACAATCGATCCACCAGTAGAAAATGATACAGTACCAGCAGATCCAGGCGAGGAGATACCATTCTAATGGACAAAGTAGCAGAAGATAGGAAAGTAAGATGCTACGATGCTTTCCAAGCTTGTACTACAGTTGAAGGGCTGAGGGTCGTGGCAGAGACTCTCAGCCTTATCATCAAAAAGCTCTCGCCAAAAGACAAAGAGTGGCTAAGAGACATTTACGAATCAAAGAAATTTGTCCTAGAGAACCCTGGACTATCCCAAGAAGAAGTCGATAAACTTGTAGAAAAAACCAAGAAAGCTGAGGAAAAGAATGGATCTAAGTAAAATATATATAAAAATGTGTGAAGAAGCAAGAGAAATACAAAAACCTATATCTAAATTAAAAGACGGAGATTTCATTACAGACTGGCGATTTAAGGAAAATGAAGTTATTGTATACTCCTCTTTAATGCACGATGTAGGGTTTGGAGAAGAAGGCCCTGACAACGAATTTACTTGGTGGATTCCTCGCCAAGATCAGTTGCAAGATATGGTAAGAGTTAAAACAGAAACCGATGCTTGGTTATTAAGAGATTTTTATATTTTTGTATCTAACGATAAATTACTCCATAATCCTATGCTTTATTTTTCTATGGAAGAACTATGGCTTATATTTGTAATGAGACGTAAATATCAAAAGATTTGGAATGGAAAGGAGTGGGTGAAATGAAGACTAAAATGCAATCTACTTCCTTAATAGCATACAAAGATCTTAAAAATACTATAGGCGCTAAACAAAAAACAGTTCTTACTATGTTATTCAATTTAATAAGCGCTACCAATACCGAACTAGCAGAAGCTCTAAACTGGCCGATTAACTGCGTTACAGGTAGAGTAAACGAACTAGTCAAGCAACACCTCGTAAAAGAACTAGACAAAGTAAAGTGTACATCAACAGGACGTACTGTAATAGAGTGGATCCCAACTACCGAAGAAGAATACAAAGCACTTAATAGTAATCAAGGACAGGGAGAGTTATTCAAATGAAAATACTACAAGGCGACGCTTTAACGGTATTAAAGACTTTAGATAGTGAAAGTATAAACTGCTGCGTTACTTCTCCGCCTTATTGGGCTTTAAGAGATTATGGGACAGCCACTTGGGAAGGAGGAGATCCTAAGTGTAATCATAAAAAAAATCCGAAACCTCTATCAAAAAGAGCTATGGCAAAATCTACGATAGGTGCTTATGCAGGAACGGGTCATGCTCTTGAAGGGTATAAGGAAATTTGTGGCAAATGCGGTGCTAAACGAGTAGATCAACAACTCGGCCTTGAACCTACATTCCAAGAGTATATCAGTAAGCTCTGCGATATATTTGACGAAGTAAAACGGGTGCTACGGAAAGACGGAACTATATGGGTTAATCTCGGGGATACTTATTCTGGTTCAGGCGTAGGACAAAAAGATACAGGCAAAGCAGTTTATAATGAAAGCGATTTTAGGAAAAGACCCACAAAGACTAATTTATTTGATAAATGTTTAATCCAAATCCCCCAACGTTTCTCAATAGAAATGTGTAATCGTAGGGGTTTTAAGATTAAAAATGGACTGGATAGGGCGTGGCTTGCAGGAATTGTTGAAGGCGAGGGATGTATCCACATACACAAACGAGAAAAAGGAAGGTTGAATGCATCTTATTCACCATTGCTATCGATTCATAATGCCAATGAACGAATGATAACAAGGGTTAAGGAATTGGTGGGGTGTGGGAATATACAGACAACTCATAAAGACAGAAACCTCAAACTATTTAGATTTAATTCTGTATCAGATGACGCAAGGATGATACTGCGAGAAGTTTATCCTCATCTTATTACAAAAAGAGACCAAGCGAGATGTGCTTTGTATTGCCCGACTAATGGAAAAGATGCTGATGAAGCGTGGCAAAATATAAAAAGAATGCACCACCTTGAACCAGCCACAAGAAATTATCCAGAACCTAAAGTGGGTGGTATAGACCCGTGGATTTTAAGAAATACGATTATATGGAAAAAGCCCAACTGTATGCCTTCGAGTATTGAAGATAGGTTTACTGTGGACTTTGAGTATGTGTTCTTTTTCGTAAAGAGTAAAAAATATTGGTTTGAAACGCAATACGAAAAGTTGCAAGGAGATCCTAAAGATAAAGAAAGACAACGAAGAACCGGAAGCCCAAATCAAAAATACGCAACAATTCACGGTAATAAACCATCGAGCGGTGGTGTAGGGTATAGTAAGCAAGGTCGTAACAAACGCTGTGTATGGAAGATAACCACTAAACCTTTTAAGCAAGCACATTTCGCAGTATTTCCAGAGGAACTCATAGAAACACCTATCAAAGCCGGCTGCCCTAAAGGTGGGGTAGTGCTTGATCCTTTTTCCGGCTCCGGTACAACAGGTGTTGTAGCAAAGAAACAGAATAAAGATTTTATCGGAATAGAGCTTAATCCGGAGTATATTAAAATGGCAGAGAAGCGAATTGCTAATACAATGGGAAGTTTATTTTGAAAAAGGAGAAATAATGAAAAAAGAACTTAAGACTGCAGCTAAGATCAAGAAAGACTACACATGGCCAGCCTTCTCAATGTTTATACGAACTAGAGATTGCCTAAGAACTACCGGCTGTGCTTCGTTTGGACTCTGTATAACGTGTGGAAAAAGGTATTGACATGACACATGGACTAAAAGGATTCCAAAAAGGTGACCTAAATCCTTCAAGAGATCCTAAAAGAAGAAAAGCAATAAGCGAATGGAGAAAAAAACAAATATTATCAGAAACTACAAAAAAAAGAATTAGTCATAGTATGAAAAAAAGATTGCAAGAACCAGCACTGAGAAAAAAATGGAGCTCAAAACAAATGGGTGTAAAACTAAGTAAAAAAACTAAGAGAAAAATCCTGGAAGTAAAGTTCAAAAAACCTAAGTCTATAAAAAGGTTAAAGCAAATGGCAGATTCAGTATTTAGTATATATATAAGAAAAAAATATGCTGACAGAAATGGATATGTTCGTTGCGTAACATGTGGTAGAGTATATTTTTGGAAAGAATTACATAATGGTCATTATGTTTCTCGTATATATAACTCGTTACGATATGATGAAAGAAATTGTCACCCACAGTGTGTAGGGTGTAATG